CGTGGTCTCGTAGCGCTTTGAAGCTTCGTCCGTCAGGGCATTGTTGGCCTCCCACGCTTCGTTGGCCATCTCGATATTCTCGGTCAGGGCTCCTTGCGCGCCGGTCATCTTCAGCAGCGTTTCCGTGACCCGGATATCGGCGAGATCCACCTTCTCCAGGGTCGTATACACATCGCCGCCGGAATCCTTGATCCGGCCCAGGCCCATGACAAACATGTTGAGCGCGGCAATGGGATCTCCGCGGAACGCGGCGGCAAACTCCTTGCCGCTGGTCCCGGCAACCTTCGCAAAGGCGGCCAGGTCTTTGCCCCCGCCCAGAACGGCTTTCTGCATGGTGGCCAGTGTGCGGCTCATAGCACTGCCGCCAGCCTCCGCTTCAATGCCCAGGCTGGCCATGGTAGCAGCCAGGCCCATGGTCTGGGCATCGGTAAGCTCCAGGATGTTCGCCGTACCGGACAGCCGCTGGGCCATATTGGCGATATCCCGCTCCGTTGTGGCCACGTTGTTGCCCAGCTTGACGATCACGCTGCCCAGCCGGTCGATGTTGCTAAGATCCATGCCAGTGACGTTGGCGTACTGCGCCAGCATCGTGGCGGCTTCCGCGCCGGTAAGGTTGGTGGCCACGCCCAGGTCTGCGATGGTGCGGGTAAATGTCACCAGCTGATCCTTGCCCACGCCCAGCTGCCCGGCCATCTCCGCAATCCCAGACAGCTCCCCGAAGGATACGGGGATCTCCTCAGACAGAGAAATCAAAGACTGGCGCAGGCTGGTAAATTCAGTCTCGCTGGCGTCCACGGTCTTGCGCACCCCGGCAAAGGCGCTTTCGGCGCTCCTGGCGCTGTTCACCGCCGCAGTGCCAAAACCGATGATCGGCATGGTCACACCCAGGGTAAGCGTCGTGCCCACCGTGGCGGCCGCCTTGCCAATCCCCTGCAGCTTCTGTGTAACAGAGGCCGCGGCATCGTCCAGGATGCCGGCCTGCTTGACGGCAGCGGAAATGGCAGACCCGTATTTACTTGTGTCCATCTCCAGAATCGCAACGATCTTGCCGCCGTCAATGGTCATATTCCGCGCCTCCACTTCGTTCGCGCCGTGCTGCTTTGCATGCCCGGCGTTCCGGCCTGCGGACGCTTCGCGCTCCTCGGCCTCCAGTCTCGCTGTGCGAGACCTCGAAAAACCGGAGGGCGCTGCCTATTGGGCCGCGGCCTCCGGTGGCTTATGTATTTTCACGCCGCCCATGGCCTCCAGGGCCTTCAGCAGCTTCGCGTCATGGTTGATTGGCTTTCTGTTCTTGAGGTCTTCCGGATATACCGGCGGCTCCTTGTGGCTCAAAAGCTCCGCCGCGGCCTCATCCAAGCAGAAGGCGACGAACGGATCAGCCACCTTCAGCAACTCGCTTGGCCGCGTCCGCCACATCCGGGCGGTTGCCGCCACCCTCCAGAACGCCTTTGACTGGACGAAAGGGACGCAGCGCGTCGACCCCCTGCATGGCGAAGGTATAGATTTTGGTCACCTGCAGGTCGGTAAGCTCAATTCCGGCTTCCGTCAGCGCTTGCATGGTAGGCTCCACCAGCGCCAGCCCTGCGATGTACAGCATGGTTTCAGCCAGCACCTTCATGTTCCCGGAAGACTTGACCGTGGCTGTCTGATACAACTCCATCACCGCGCCGACCAGATGGTTGGGAATCTTTCCTTCCCGCATCTTGTCCAGCAGGCTTACCCTGCGCAGCTTTGCCACAAAGGGTTTGGCTGAACTCCAGCCGGGAAGCTCTACCACCTTTTCCCCGGCGTCCTCAAGGATGTCCTCGATCCTGCTGATCTGCAATCCGTCCGCTTGTTTCATATGGATTCTCCTCTCTCAATTCAGGGCACGAAAAACCGGGGGCGCTGCGGCCCCCGGATCGTATGATGCTGCCTGTCTGTTAGGACACAGTGGGCAGGTTAGTGACCGGAGCGATTTCCAGCGGGGATTCTCCGGTGGCCGGGCGGCTCTGCACAGACAGTTTGGGCATGTAGAAATCCCCGTCCTTTACCGACGGTTCCACCGGCTTGCCCTTGCATCCGGGGAACATCCACTTGAGATAGCCGGTCGTTTCGCCGTCGGTATCCTTGATCGCCGTGTACAGGTCCAGCCGGAAAGGCGTCCTGGTAACGGGCTGCCCGGTCACGGGCGCGGCATAGCCGGTGAATGCCGCAGGTTCGCCGGCAAAGGTGGAAACGCCCCCGTCCACCAGGGCAAAAAGCTCCGGATGCATCAGCACATCCGTAAGGTCAATGTCGTACCCGGTGACGATGTCTTCCGTCTTGTTGAGGGCAAGAATCGTGTTCAGCTTGCGCAGGGTCTTCTCTTGCCCGGCTTCAATTTTGGGCTTTGCGTTGAACTCGCTTGCCGTGTCGAACAAATAACTTTTAGACGCGGTTGTGACAACGGCAGCGACCACATCGCTGACGTTAAAGCCCGCCGACACGTTCTCCAGAGCGGGGTCGGCAAAGAATTGCAGGGCCAGTGGTACAGGCTTTTTCCTGAAAAGCCTAAGAAGTGGTTCCGCCAGCACCATGGCCAGGGCCATGAGGGCAAGGTACAATCTTTTCATGGTATTCCTCCTTTTTATTCGCCCATCACCGCTTCGCGGCGCTGGGTACGGCCCTGCAATGTCCCATTGCAGGGGCCTGGGCCGGCGTTGCCGGCCCTTTATCTGATTGTGCAGGTGGCGGCGTAGATCAGAGACATGCTTGCGCCTTTGAAGTTGGGTGCCAGACCGTTTGTAGGCTGGCTGTCACCGGTAGATTGCAGGCTGGCGAGGGGGCGGAGCGCGGCGCGTACTCTTTTCACCATTCCAGACAGGTCACGCTGTTGGGAGACAGGGACCAGGCACAGGATTTCGTACAGGTGCTGTCCCAGCATGCCCTTGCTGCCCGGCTTTGGCACCGTGCCCATATCATGCACCACCGCATACGGAGACTTGACCTCGCCGATCTCTGTGGCGGGCGGGTATACGGCAATCCCGGCCCCCTTTATGGCAGCCTCGATTTTATCGTACATATCACACCCCCTTCATGCGTTCGGCCCAGCCTTGAATCGCCTCTGGCGCGATCTTGCGCACCGTCGGGAAAAAGATGCTCAAGCGGCCCTTGTGCCGGAACCGCTTGAATTCCAGGTATAAGTGATAGTGGACATTGCCGTGCAGCCGTATTTGCAGGATTCTGCCCTGCCATCTGGTGCTGGTGGTGATTTCCCGCTCTGCGGTGTAGGTGCGGTTGGTCCAGGGGTGGTTTCTCTTGGCGTAGGCCACCATTTTGTTTCCCACGGTTTTCCCGTAGGCTTCTGCCGCAAATAGCTGCCGTTGCTGTATGGCGGTCAGCTTCCGCTGAAAATCGCTGTAGTCGAACCGCAGGCCGGCCATGTCATCGCCCCTTTTAGTCCTTCAGCATCAGGTCAAACAGGATATCCCCTGGAGGCACGTTGTTGCGCATGATTACCACGTCCTGGCCGTCAATCTCGATCAGGTCGCCTTCCTGAGGAATCACGGTATCGCTTGCTACGGCTGCAAAATGCCGGGTATTGTCGCTTGTGGCCACAATACCCGGCAGGTCTATGACCAGCCCGGCGCTGGTTTGATTCTTCCGGTAGGCGACGCCGAACAGCGCGCCGATGGTCTCCGGTTCGCCCGTAGGCTGCCCGTTGCCATCCAGGCGCCTGCGCTTGATTAAGTGCTCAGCTCCACTAAAGTCCTGCAGCCTTTGGCGCAGGATCCGGCGGAACTGCGACCGTTGGAATGGGTTCAAAAACATCACCCCCTGATCGGCGGATCATCCGCCCGCGGGGCGTTTCCGCTTTTGTTGGGCCGGACCATGGCGGCCCGGCGCAGCCAGTAGGGTGCCATGTCTGGCAGGCTGACGCCGGCCAGGGTGGTGGCGGTGGGCTGGGCCTTTCGGATGAGGATATCATAGGCGGCTGCTTTCACATTGCCGCCATGCTGATCCAGTATGGCCTGCAGCTTTTCATCAGCGTACATCCTGAAATCCGGATCATCCTCACCGGTGAGGGCTTTCAGCTGCTCAAGCGGCGTCATCAGGTACCACCGACCGTTACTTCAGCCTTGGCGGAAACGCCGATGCACTTGCCGTTCTGGTCCTTCAGCGCGATGATGTACTTGTGCCCGGAGGTGACGTTGATCTCGGCCCCCAGCGTCAGTTCGGGATAGGTAGTGGTGTTGGAAATGTCGGCACCCAGTTCAGGCGCGGTGGGATTCGATGCGATGAGGTACACCAGCTTGCCCATGGGGATGTTTCCCTCGCCGGTGTGGCCTGTAACGGCGGTGAACTTGGTCTTGGTGGCGGAGCTGCCCGCGGCGTTGGTAACCTCCAGTGTCACCAGCGTGCCGCGGTGTACGCCGATAGCGCCCTTCTTGTTTTTGAGCACAAAGGCATCGTAGATCTCCCGGCCTTCCACCAGCTGTCCGCTGATGCCGGGCGGGTCCTGATGCACCTTGTATTCGCTCAGCTTTTTCGGGCCGACGGTGGCAACGGGGTGCGTCAAAAGCAGATCAACGCCCTTGGGCAAGCGCCCGGCGCTTTTGAGGATGGCCACGCCGTCCACTTCGCCAAGCTGCCCGTTGATGCGCATTTCCTGGGCGATGTCGGAGGCCAGGATGAAGCTGCTGTCCTGCTTGAGGGCATTGTAGAAGGTGGTGCTTACATAGCCAATCCTGCCCGTTTGAGGTGCCCCAGCGTCATCCAGAGCGCCGTTCAGGGTCAGGAAAAGCTCATAAGCGTTGGATTTGCTGACAGCGCCTTGCTTGGTGTGCATGGCATTGGCAGCCATCTTGGCCAGCCTGTACCTGTCGACCTCGGGAATGACCCTCTCGTCGACCTGGCGGCGCAGCGCCTTGCCCGCGTTGAGCGCGGAATTCTCCTCGCTATTGCCCTTGTCCACAGTGAAGGTAAAGGAACGGTCGCGTTCGCAGGCCACTTCCTGCACTTCATCCTCAAGCTCCGCGGGGGTGCCGTAGCGGTTGCTGCCGCTGCGGGCATAGTCGTTCATGTCTACGGTGGGCACGCTATGAATTTTGATGGTTCTGACACCAGTAAATTCATAGTCCTGGTTTACCGCACGTTCAGTGATCGAACCGATGGTAAACGCTTCGTCGACCTTGGCGGAATGCTTTTCCGCATAGTTGATAGCCATTGGTCATCCTCCTTATTGATGATGTGCCTCCCTTATAAGGGAGATGGAACGGGACATCCGTGCGCTAAGGGTCAATGTTACTCGCCATCAAAGCCGCGCTCGAAAGCGTCTTTGACGGTTTTTGTAGCGCGTCGGAAATTTCCCGTGCTGCCGGTGCCGCTCTGCATTCCGGCCAGCTCGGGTATGTCGGCCAGTACCTTGCCGATGGTCTCCTCGGCCAGCTTTCCAAGGTCGGCCCCTTCAGCGTCAGCGCCTTTGACCTCCGCCAGGCGCATCACATAGGGGATCTTCTCCTTGGGTACGCCGGCCAGGGCGGCGGCAGCCTTCAGCTCCGCATTGATCAGCTCCGGCGGTGGCCCTTTGGGCGTTTCGGGTTCCTTGGGCGGGTCCGTGGGCGGATCAGCCTGTGGTGCCGGTTCCTTGGGTGGATCCGCAGGCGGGTCAGCATTGGGCGTTGGGTCCGTGGGCGGGTCCGGGGGCGGATCAGCCTGTGGTACCGGTTCCTTGGGCGGATCCGCAGGCGGGTCAGCATTGGGCGTTGGGTCCGTGGGCGGGTCCATCGGAGGCGTGGGACCCCCACCCGCTCCCGTATCCGCCTGCAACATGTACAGATTCTTGCGCATGGTTAACCTCCTCGTTTTTTGGTATGCAAAAAGCGCCCCTTTCGGTGGCGCATGTTGCCTTGCTATTACATCCCGGCGCGGATTATCCCGCTGTTTTAGCCTTCTTGATGACGTAACTCATCATCAGCTTGCCGGGGTTGTAGGGCAGCACGGATAAATCCCATCCCCGCGCACGGGTGGCTAACCCTTTCGCACCGGCTTTGCCCAGCCGGCCATCAAACAGGCCCAGGCGTTCCAGCCATCCCCGGCGCACATCCGGCTTGCATCCTGTCAGCGCCGTCAGGACAAGGCAAAA